AAACCGATCGATCAGTTCTACCGCCATCCGCGCATGGCCGATGGCCGCTTGAACAAGTGCATCGCGTGCGCGCGGGTCGATGTCCGACTGAACCGTGCCATCCGGGATGAGCAGTACCTGGCGTACGACCGTCTGCGCGCCTCGCGCCCCGAGCGCCGCGCCGACGCGGCCGCGAGGCTTCGCCGGTCGCGCCGCGAGCATCCCGAGCGAGATGCCGCGCACCGCGCGGTGGCACGAGCGATCCGCAGCGGCCGACTCGTCCGCCCGGAGCGCTGCCCGGGATGCTGCGAGGCCAAGCCCGTCCACGCGCACCACGAGGACTACCGAGCGCCTCTCGACGTCACCTGGCTCTGTGCAAGGTGCCATCGTCACCACCATGCCGTCCGCAGCTACTTCGGGGAGGTCGGGTGAGCGATGCGCCCTGCCCCAATCTGAACGGCTCACTCCAGTCGCACGCGATGGCCTGCGTCGCGGCCGGGCTGTGCGCGCTCCCGGCGATCCGTCGCGGTGACGAGAAGCGTGTCGCGCTCACGTCCTGGAAGCCGTTTCAGTCGCGCCTGCCATCGGACGACGAGCTCGGCTCGTGGTTCGAGGATGCCCGCGCGATGTGCCTCGTCTGCGGGGCCGTCTCGGGCAACCTTGAGATGATCGACTTCGACCTCGGCGGCGAGGCGTTCGACGCATGGCGTGCCGCGATCGACGACAGCGCGCCCGGCCTCGTGGATCGGCTCGTCATCGAGTCGACGCCGTCGGGCGGCAAGCATGTGGTCTACCGCTGCGCCGACGCGGTGTCGGGCAACACCAAGCTCGCCCAGCGCCGGATCGTGGTCGACACGGACGAGCCCGTCGTGATCGGGACCAAGACCCATGTGCCGCGCCGGGATGCGTCCGGAGGCGGCGAGTGGGTCGTGATCGTCACGATGATCGAGACGCGCGGCGAGGGCGGACTCTTCCTCTGCGCCCCAAGCGACGGCTACCGGCTCACGCAGGGCGACCTCTGCGAGCCGCCGGTGATCACCGCTGACGAGCGCGACATCCTGCTCGGCTGCGCCTGGGCGCTCGATGAGCTGCCCGCAGCGGTGATCGGACAGGCGCCGGTCGCTGGCCATGCGGCGACCCCCGGATCGCTTCGCCCGGGCGACGACTTCAACGAGCGCGGCGATCCCCGGAGCGTGCTCGTCGATCACGGCTGGACACTTGCGCGCTCAGGCGAGAACGAGTACTGGCGCAGGCCAGGCAAGTCCAGCGGGACGAGCGCGACGCTCAAGGACCGGGTCTTCTACGTCTTCTCGTCGAACGCCGCGCCGTTCGAGCCGCACAAGGGCTACTCGCCTTTCGCGGTCTACGCGCTTCTCGAGCATCACGGCGATTTCGCTGCCGCCGCCTCGGCGCTCACGTCGCAGGGCTATGGGCACGCGGACCGCACGCTCGGCGTCGACCTGTCGGCGTTCATCACGGACGCGCCGACGCCGCCATGCGATCCGGTCGCGCCCGCGCCGATCGCGGTGCGCGACCTCGTGGCCGCCTACCCGCAGCTGCGGCCGCCGGTGATCCACGGACTGCTGCGCGAGGGCGAGACGATGAACATCATCGCAAGCCCGAAGACGGGCAAGAGCTGGCTCACGCTCGACCTCGCGATCGCCGTCGCCACCGGCCGCCCATGGCTCGGGCGCTACGAGACCGTCCCCGGCAGCGTGCTGATCATCGACAACGAGCTGCACCGCGAGACGAGCGCCCACCGCATCCCGCAGGTCGCCCACGCCCGTGGCGTCGCGATGCGCGAGATCGACGAGCGGATCTTCGTCGACAACCTCCGCGGTCGGCTCCAGGACATCTTCACCCTTGCGCCCTACTTCGCGGCGCTCGAGCCCGGGCGCTTCAAGATCATCGTGCTCGACGCGTTCTATCGCTTCATGCCTGCGGGCGGTGACGAGAACGACAACGGCACGATGGCGAACATCTACAACCGGCTCGACGCCTTCGCCGACCGGCTCGGCTGCGCGTTCGTGCTCATCCACCACTCGACGAAGGGCAGTCAGTCGGCGAAGAGCGTGACCGACGTCGGCGCAGGCGCCGGCGCGCAGAGCCGTGCGACCGACACCCATCTCGTGCTTCGTCCCCATGAGGAGTATGGCGTTGTCGTGCTGGATGCGGCCGTCCGCTCGTGGGCGCCGATCGAGCCCACGTGCCTGCGCTGGTCGTTCCCGGTGTGGACCGTCGACGAGTGCCTCGACCCGAGCGCCCTCAAGCCCGAGCGACCCGTGAAGCGCAAGGAGCCCAAGGAGGACACCCCGCCGCCCGCACCAGGCTGGACCGTGGATCAGTTCGTCGACGCGTTCATGACGGCGACGCCCACATCGAAGGCGCAGATCAGGGACGCGGCCAAGGACGAGCCGGGCCTCTCCTGGCGGCGCGTCGCGGACCTGCTCGAGCTCGCCGAGAGCCAGGGCCTCGTCCATCGATGGCGGGTCGGGAGCGCACACAAGGTGCTCTTCGCCACCGTTCCGCAGCCAGCGTCGGAGGTGAACGACTCATGATCCGGTGTCCGCGACGGGGTCACTCTCGCTCGTGCGCGCAGTCGCTTGAGCGCTTCGCCGAAGCGCTCAAGCGAGGCTCGCGACCTGAATTCATGGTTTCGCTCGTGCGCGCGCACCCCCCCACACCCCCCCGGGGCGGGCGCTCTAGCGAGCGCCGCCCCGCTCGCTCGTGCGCGCGCGCTCGAGCGCTCAAGCGAGCGACCGAGCGAGTAGGTACTTCCAGCGCGAAATCGGCCCGAGATGCCACGGGGAACAGCCGCAATCCCAAACTGACTTTCGGCACCCTGTCCGAATCCGTGGCTCGCCACCCGTGGGCCACCACGTTGGCCCCCGTTGCGCCCGGCGCACCGGGTCGCCCAACTTGCCGCCAGTCCACGTCCGTCGCGCCCGTTGGCGACGTCGTGGCCCACTTCCAACTCGAACCTCTGACCGCCCGACCCATGGGCAAGGACGCCGCATGAAGATCGAACTCCGACCCGTTGCCGACATAAAGCCCTACGAGCAGAACCCGCGCCTGAACGACGGCGCGATCGATGCGGTCGCCGCGTCGCTGAAGCAGTTCGGCTTTCGCCAGCCGATCGTCGTCGACACCGGCGGCGTGATCGTCTGCGGCCACACGCGCTGGAAAGCGGCTCAGAAGCTGGGCCTCGAGAAGGCGCCGGTGCATGTGGCCCGCGACCTCACGGCCGAGCAGATCCGTGCATACCGCATCGCCGACAACAAGACCGCCGAGTTCGCCGAGTGGGACATGGACCTGCTTGCGATCGAGCTCGATGCGCTGCGACAGGTCGATGTGGATCTCGCAGCGCTCGGGTTCGACCAGGACGAGCTCGCCAAGATTCTGGCGGGCGATCTCAAGGACGGCCTCACCGATCCCGATTCGATTCCGGCGCCGCCGGACGAAGCGATCACGCGGCCCGGCGATCTCTGGGTGCTCGGTGACCATCGCCTGCTCTGCGGCGACAGCGCATTGCCCGCCGACGTCGATCGGCTGATGGACGGCCAACCCATCCATCTCGTGAACACCGACCCGCCGTACAACGTGAAGGTCGAGCCGCGTTCGAACAACGCGATCGCCGCGGGACTGTCATCGTTCCCGGAGGCGAAGCGCACGCATCACCAGAGCTTCGATGTGGCGCGGCAGGGCGAGAAGGCGGCGACGCACAAGAAGCTCCGCGCGAAGGACCGACCGCTCGCGAATGACTTCGTGACGGACGAAGCCTTCGACGCGCTGCTCGATGCGTGGTTCGGCAACATGGCCCGCGTGCTGTTGCCGGGTCGCGGGTTCTACATCTGGGGCGGCTACGCGAACCTCGGCAACTATCCACCGTTCCTCAGGAAGCACGCGCTCTACTTCTCGCAGGGCATCGTCTGGGACAAGCAGCATCCGGTGCTCACGCGCAAGGACTTCATGGGCGCGTTCGAGATCTGCTTCTACGGCTGGCGCGAGGGCGCCGCGCACCTCTTCCTCGGTCCGAACAACGCCACGGATCTCTGGCACGTAAAGAAGGTGAACCCTCAGGCGATGATCCATTTGACCGAGAAGCCGGTCGAGCTCGCGGCGCGCGCCATGCAGTATTCGTCGCGCACCGGCGAGAACGTGCTCGATCTGTTTGGCGGCTCTGGCTCGACGCTGATTGCGGCGGAGCAGACCGGGCGCCGTGCGTTCCTCATGGAGCTCGATCCGCTCTACGCGGACATCATCGTGAAGCGCTGGGAGGACTTCACCGGGCGCAAGGCCGAACGGCTTGCTTCCAGCCCGGAGAAAGCGCCGGCGAAGGCCGGCGCTGGGTGCAAAGCGTGATGTGGCGCTCAGGTGCTCGGCAATCCCGCCTCGCGCTTGAAGGCCGCGACCGCGGCGTCGGCGCCGAAGCCCTCGGTCTTCGAGAGCCGGTTGTCGAGCGACCGCTCGCGAAGCATGCCGAGGTGCTTCAGGCACTCGACCGCCACCAGGCACCGCGTCCATGTGCGGCCCGACGGGGCGACCAGTTCGTCGACGACGAACCAGCCGTTGCCGTGGGGGTCGGCGTCCTCGTCGATCGTCTGCGCGATGATGTCGATGTCCTCGATGTCGATCGCGTCGAGGCGCTCCGAGCTATCGGTGAGCGCCGCACGCCGCACGAATGCGGCGTTCTCGAAGGCGTACCTCGGCTCGGTCGATTCCTCGGCGGCGGTGATGGCCCGCTCGAGCGCGTCCCACTCCTCGCAGGTATCCGAGTCGTGGCGGCGCGCCTCGGCAAGTTCGGTGGCCGCACCGAGCAGCCGCTGCATGATCAATTCGCTCCTGGGGCGGGACATGGATCAGCCCGCCTTCTTGCCGGAGGCGATGAAGAGGCCGCGGTCGGTCTTCTTGAAGCGGGCGTCCTTGCCCTTCGCCATGATCTCTCGAATGATCGCTGCATAGAGCGTGGCCGCCGGGGTCTTGCCGCCCGGGCTCTTCCAGAGATCGCGCTTCGCCATCGCGTCGATCAGGGCGCCGGAGGTCATCGGCTCCTTGGCCGTCGCGAGCAGCTGCGCCGCGGCGTCGAGCGCGCTCACGCGCTTCCGTGCGGTGCGCTTCGGCGGCTTCGCCGAATTGGCCTTCTTCGCGCCCTTGGCCGCCGTAGTGGCAACGGCGCGCTCGCTAGCCGTCTGGCCATCCGGGCTCTGGATCCGTTCGTCGCGCTTCTTGGCGTTCTCCTGATCGGCGGCGGCGATCGCCTTCAGATTGGCGTCGACCACTTTGCGCGCGTCGGTGAGCGCCTTGGAGGATGTGGGGCGGCTCTTCGGGGCGGGTCTTTTCCCGCTGGTCTTCTTCTTCGACATGTTCAGTCTCCAGTCGCGGGCGGTGTTGGTGGAAAGCTCGCCGCGCCCGCAGCCGGCGAGGGCCATGGTGAATCGTGGATATCAGCAGCCCGCGAGCCGCTCGATCTCTCGCATGACGTCGTGCACCATGCTGTTGGTCGCGTTGGGGCCGCCACCGCGCCTCGAGCCGCAGAGCGCTGTCGCGACCTTCGCTGCGAGCGCGTACCGCGTCTCGTCGTTGTCGCGCGCCCGCATGTGCCCGAGCGTCTCGCGCTGCATGCAGGTGCCCGGCTGGTCGATCACATGAACGACCTTCGCGCCCTCGTCGGTGCGGAGGATCTCGATCTCGCCGGTCCCGGTCCGTTCTGCCTTGATGACGACTTTCGTGATCAGCATGTCTTGCTCCTTCGCGACGCGGCATCGCGTTCGCGTGAGCGACACAGGGGCATGACCCGCGCCAGACATCAAGGCCACCGGGGCCACAATTCGTTCGGAATCCCCACCCGCGCGCGAACCAGCCGCCACTGCGCGCTACATCTGCCGCTGGGGTCCGAGGTGTCGCGGAGATTCTGGACATGAGCGCTCCCGGCAAGAAGAGCCCCGGGGCGCTTGACATCGACGACCTGGTTCGGCTGCTTCGCGCCTCGGGATCGCGACATGCGAGCGCAGATCAAGTACGCGACGACGTCGCCCTCGGCGCGCCGACGAATGCGGACGGCACGATCAACCTGATGCACTACACGGCGTGGCTCGCGCGACAGGTGACGGCGCAGGAGCTCCACCGTGGCAACTGACCCTCGGAGATTGCGCGCCGGCGAACTCTGCCGCCTGCTCAATTCGACACCGCTGGGCGAGTGCCTCGGCGAGCGCCAGCTGCACCGGCACCGCACTCGCGCGGGGCTCCGAATCGGTGCCAGCGGCGATCACACTCGGATCGACCTGCTGCGGTACGCCGCCTGGCTCTTCGACGAGCACCACCATCCCCGGAATGGCGCAGCGGTCGAGCCCGAGAGCTACGAGTCGCAGCGCGAGCGCACGCGCCTGCGTGCCGCGCTTCTCTCGGTCGCTGGCCGCGACATCGGCGACCTGCCCGAGGTGCAGGACCCGGAGAGGAAGATCGCATGCGCCGGCGACTTCCGAGGGTTCTGCGAGAAGTACCTCCCGCAGACATTTCACCTCAAGTGGTCGCCGGACCATCTCAAGGTGATCGCGAAGATCGAGACCGCCGTGCTCGAGGGCGGTCTCTACGCGATGGCCATGCCGCGAGGAAGTGGCAAGACTTCGCTCTGCGAGACGGCGTGCCTGTGGGCGTTGCTCTACGGACACCGCGAGTTCGTGGCGCTCATCGGCAGCGACGAGGAACACGCCGCGAACATGCTCGACTCGATCAAGGCCGAGCTCGAGAACAACGATTTGCTGCTCGCCGACTTTCCCGAGGTCTGCCTCCCGATTCGAAGGCTTGAAGGCATCCATCAACGCGCCTCGGGCCAGCTGTTCCGAGGGAAGCAGACGCACATCGGCTGGACGGCGCGCGAGATCGTGCTGCCGACGATCGATGGCTCGCGCGCCGCGGGCGGGATCATCAGAGTCGCAGGCATCACGGGCCGTGTCCGGGGCATGAAGTACAAGCGCCCGGATGGTGGGGCCGTGCGACCTTCGCTCGTCCTGATCGACGATCCGCAGACGGACGAGAGCGCTCGGTCACCGTCGCAGTGCGAGACGCGCGAGCGCATCCTTTCCGGCGCGATCCTCGGTCTTGCGGGTCCCGGCAGGAAGATCGCGGGGCTCATGACGCTCACTGTCGTGCGGCGCGACGACCTGGCCGACCGGCTGCTCGATCGCGAGAAGCATCCGGCGTGGCAGGGCGAGCGGACCAAGATGGTCTACGCGTTCCCGTCGAACGACGCGCTCTGGACGCGCTACGCGGAGCTGCGGGCCTCGGGACTTCGCGCGGACGCAGGGATTGCGGGAGCGACTGCGTTCTATCGCGAACACCGAGCTGAGATGGATGAGGGCGCTGTCGTCGCGTGGGCCGAGCGTTTCAACCACGACGAGGCCTCTGCCATCCAGCACGCGATGAACCTGAAGCTCCAGGGCGAGACGGCGTTCTGGGCCGAGTACCAGAACGAGCCGTTGCCCGAGTCTGCGGCATCAGACGACGACCTGCTCACCGCCGACGCGATCGCCGCGAAGGTGAACGGGCACGCGAAGCGCGAGGTGCCGATCGGCTGCACGAAGCTCACGATGTTCATCGACGTGCAGGGCAAGGCGCTCTTCTGGCTCGTGGCCGCGTGGGAGGACGACTTCACCGGGTATGTGGTCGACTACGGAACGGAGCCTGACCAGCGGCTGCCGCCCGGCACCTACTTCACGCTGCGGGACATCCAGGCGACGCTCTCCGAGGCGGCACCACATGCGGGACTCGAAGGCGCCGTGTACGCGGGACTCGAGCGCCTGATCGAGTCCACGGTCGCGCGCGAGTGGCGCCGAGACGACGGCGCCATGATCCGCATCGACCGCTGTCTCATCGACGCGAACTGGGGCGCGTCGACCGATGTCGTTTACCAGTACTGCCGGCAGTCACCGCACGCCGGAATTGTGATGCCGAGTCACGGCCGCTATGTCGGCGCCTCGAGCATTCCGTTCAGCGAGTACCGGCGGAAGCGCGGCGATCGCGTAGGTCTCAACTGGCGCGTGCCAACGATCACGGGGCGGCGCGCCGTGCGGCATGTCGTCTTCGACACAAACTATTGGAAGAGCTTCGCGCATGCGCGCCTGGCGGTCCCGATGGGCGACCCCGGCAGTCTCTCGCTCTTCGGGCGCACTCCCGCGCTGCACCGGCTGCTGGCCGACCACTTGCTCTCCGAGTACCGCGTGCAGACGGAGGGTCGCGGGCGTGTTGTAGACGAGTGGAAGCTGCGCCTCGACGGCCAGGACAACCACTGGTTCGACTGCGCCGTCGGCGCCGCCGTCGCGGCGTCGATGGAGGGCGCGGTGCTCTTCGGCACCGGCACGTCGATGCCCGCGGCGCGGCCGCGGTTGAAGTTGTCGGCGCTGAGGAGGGATCGATGAACCCGAGCGCAGTGAGGCAGGTAACGAAGGAGACTCGCGGCATCCGGTGCCCGAGGTGCGGGTGCGGGCATTGGCGGGTGATCTATACTCGGTCGCGGACAGGCGATCGAGTGCTTCGCAGGCGCGAGTGCAGGCACTGCGGTCGGCGTCTCACCACCGTCGAGCATGTGCTTGGCGCGCGGTCGTCGTAACTGGTGGCGCCGCTTTCGAGGGCACATGCATGGCGAGCCGTGATCTTGACAAGATCGGCTATTGGTCCGAGGTGAAGCTCGAGATCGTGAAAAAGTACGCCAGCGCGTATTCGGCGATACTCGCGAAGAAGGACTTCATTCGCGGCCATGTCTACATCGACGCATTTGCCGGCGCTGGCGTTCACCTGTCGAAGACAACCGGGAAGCCTGTGCCCGGCAGCCCGTTGAATGCACTGCAGGTCACGCCTCCGTTCAGCGAGTACCACTTCATCGATCTCGACGGTCACCGCACCGCGAAGCTGCGGAGCCTCGCCGGTGATCGTGGTGATGTGCATGTGCATGAGGGAGATGGGAACCGGATCCTCTTGGAGCAGGTGCTGCCTCGTTGCCGATTCGAGAGCTTTCGACGCGCCCTTTGTCTCCTTGACCCCTACGACCTCGGTGTCGACTGGTCCGTGCTCCAGATGGCAGGCGCAATGAAGTCCGTGGAGATCTTCTTCAACTTCATGATCATGGACGCGAACATGAACGTGCTTCACCGGAATCCCGATCGCGCGACACCGGAGCAGCGCGCACGGCTGGATGCGACATGGGGCCCGGCACCGCCGCACTGGCACGATGTCAGCTACACGGCGAGCGAGGGACTCTTCGGTCAGGTCAGCGACAAGAACGACAACCAGGTGATCGCTGAGGCACTCCGGGAACGTCTGGAGACCGTAGCGGGATTTCAGTTCGTGCCGGAACCCTTGCCGATGAGGAATACGAAGGGTGCCGTGATCTACTACCTCTACTTCGCTGGCCCAGACAAGACGGGCGCGAAGATCATCAAGGAGATCTTCGACTCATACCGAGGGAGGAGCGGCTGAATGGCTACGGACTCTCACATCGAATGGACCGACGCGACCTGGAACCCGGTCACCGGTTGCACGAAGATCAGCTCGGGGTGCGCGCACTGCTACGCAGAGCGGATGGCGAAGCGCCTCGAGGGCATGGGTCAGCCGAACTACCTGAACGGGTTCAGGCTCACGACGCACGAGCACATGCTCAAGCTGCCGCTCGGATGGAAGCAGCCGCGCCGCATATTCGTGAACTCGATGAGCGATCTCTTCCACAAGGACGTGCCCGAGGCGTTCATCCGGAAGGTCTTCGCGGTCATGCGCACTGCCGACTGGCATCAGTATCAGGTCCTCACCAAGCGCGCCGATCGCCTGCTTCGAATGGATCGGCGCCTCAAGTGGGCCGAGCAGATCTGGATGGGAGTGAGCGTCGAAACCTCCCAGTACGCCTGGCGAATCGACGCGCTGCGGGAGACGCGCGCCCATGTCAAGTTCCTCTCGTTGGAGCCCTTGCTCGGACCGCTCGCCTCGCTGAACCTTCAGGGGATTCATTGGGTGATCGTCGGTGGCGAGTCAGGTCCCGGCGCGCGTCCGATGGACCCGGAGTGGGTGGCGAGCATTCGCGACCAGTGCCGGAGCGCGCGCGTACCCTTCTTCTTCAAACAGTGGGGCGGCGTGTTCAAGAAGCGCGCCGGCCGGGAGCTCGAGGGCCGAACGTGGGACGAGATGCCAGATGAGAACTCGGGACGCACGCGCCTAGCGCTTCGCGTTCTCGCACGATGAGGTGGCGCGTAGGTCTACCGATGTAACGATCTGAGTCCGTGTCGGGGGAAGGCTGCGCCGTGGAAGTCGTAGCTGCAGATGTAGATGGCATCGGACCTCTCGATGCCTCCCTCCCCTACTGATCTCGAACAGCGAATCCGGGATGCAGCCGCTGGCCCCGCCCGCGCCTCGAATGAGACAGGTGCGGTCGATCAGCAGCCGCTCGGCGATCTGATCGAGGCGGACCGCTACCTCGCGTCGAAGGAGGCAGCGCCGAATCCGCGCCAGTCGCTGCGCTTCACCAAGATCGTTCCGCCGGGGGCGGCTGGCTGATGGGGTTCTTCCTCACCATGCTTGGCCGACTCGCGGGAGTCGAGAAGCCGCGGACCGCCCCCGGAACTGGGGGCCGTCACCGCGTCATTCTCCGCGCCGGGTTCGACGCGGCGAAGACGACTGACGAGAACCGCCGCCACTGGGCCGAGGCCGATCACCTGAGCGCAGATGCGGCGGCAACGCCGGACGTGCGGCGCACGCTCCGCGCGCGCTCGCGCTACGAGGCCGCGAACAACAGCTACGCGAAGGGCATCGTCTCGACGCTCGCGAACGACTGTGTCGGCACCGGCCCGCGCTTGCAGCTGCTTACCGACGACGCCGAGGCCAACACCGCGATCGAGACGGAGTTCGCGGCGTGGGCGAAGGCCGTCGATCTGCCCGGCAAGCTCCGCACGATGCGGATGGCCAAGGCCGTTGATGGCGAGGCGTTCGCGCTGCTCACCACGAATCCCGAGATCGCGAGCCCGGTGCTCCTTGATCTGCGCCTCGTCGAGGCCGACCAGGTCACGACCCCCACGATGCGCCTCAGCGCGCTTGCGATTCCGAACGCGGTGGACGGCATCGAATTCGACGAGTTCGGCAATCCGACCTTCTACCACGTGCTCCGCGCTCACCCGGGCGCTCTCTTTGGCCTGCCGTCGATCGACTTCGACCGCGTGCCCGCGAGCGGCATGCTGCACATTCACCGCGTCGACCGTCCGGGGCAGTCGCGCGGGATTCCTGAGATCACTCCGGCGCTTCCGCTCTTCGCGCAGCTGCGGCGCTACACGCTCGCTGTGCTGGGCGCCGCGGAGACAGCTGCCGACTTCGCGGGCATCCTCTACACCGACGCGCCCGCGGCGGGCGAGGCCGAGTCGATCGAGCCGATGGACACCGTCGAGCTCGAGAGTCGCGCGCTCGTCACCATGCCTGCGGGCTGGAAGATGGGCCAGGTCGACGCGAAGCAGCCGTCGACCACCTACGGCGAATTCAAGCGCGAGATCCTGAACGAGATCGCGCGGTGCTTGAACATGCCGTTCAACGTCGCGGCTGGGAACAGCGCTTCCTACAACTACGCCAGCGGCCGTCTCGATCATCAGACGTACTTCAAGGCGATCCGCGTCGAGCGCAGTGAGTTCGAAGCGCGCGTCCTCGATCGCATCCTGAACGAATGGCTGCGTGAGGCGGCGCGTGCGCTCGGCATCATTCCGGCGTCNNACACGGCTGGCGTCGCACACCACGACGCTGGCCGCCGAGTACGCGCGGATGGGCCTCGACTGGGAGGACCAGATCCGCCAGCGAGCGAAGGAGGTCGCGCTCATGGAAGAGCTCGGTCTCGCGCCTGCTGCCGCCACTGCGGCGTCCACAGAACCCGAATTCGACAACACGGAGGAGAGCGATGCCCTCGGGCCGCGGAACAACTGAATTGCGTGCGGTGCGCATGAGCGCGCCGATCGAGCGCTGGACGGACATCGAGGCAAAGGCCGGAGACGGCGCCGAGCAGCGCTCGCTGCGTCGCTTCGAGATGGTGGCCTACACGGGCACGGCGATGGAACTCGCGGGCTGGGACGCGCCGGTCGTGATCGACCTGGCGGGCCTGAGCATCCGCGGCACCTCGCGCCCGATCCTGAAGGACCACTCGCCGTCGATGATCGTCGGGCACACCGAGTCGGTCGGCGTCGAGGCCGGACGGCTCCGTGTCGCGGGACTCGTCTCGGGCTCTGGCCGCGTCGCTGGCGAGATCGTCGACTCGAGCCGGAACGGATTCCCCTGGCAGGCGAGCGTCGGCGCGAAGGCGACGCGCGTCGAGTTCGTGAAGAAGGGTCAGACGGCAGCGGCAAACGGCCGCACGTTCGAGGGACCGGCGCACATCGTGCGCGCGTCGACCCTCAGCGAGATCAGTTTCGTGGCGCTCGGCGCGGACGACGACACGTCCGCGCGCGTGGCCGCCACTTCCCCGAACTCCGGGGGTGAGGACAACATGAACGACGTCAAGGATGACATCGGTGCGGCGGGAACGGGCTCCTCGGGTGGGGATGGGGGCGGTGACAAGGAGGTCGCCGCTCCGATCGCCGCCATGCGCGCCCAGGCTGCCGCGGAAGCGACCCGCATCGCGGCGCTCCACACGATCTGCGCCGGTCACGCCGACATCGAGGCGAAGGCGATCCTCGAGGGCTGGTCGACCGAGCGCACCGAACTCGAGGTCTTGCGCGCTGCGCGTCCGGCTCCCGGAATCGGGGCGCCGAACATCGGCGCCGGACGCCAGCAGCCCACGCAGAAGGTGCTCGAGGCTGCGGCCTCGCTCTCCGCAGGCATCAATGAGAAGCGCCTGCTCAAGGACTTCGGCGAACAGACGCTCGACGCGGCGTCGCCGCTGCGATCGATCGGGCTCCGCGAGCTGGCCGCCCAGTGCGCGCGTCTCGAAGGCAAGCATGTGCCTGGGGTCTTCGGTGACGGCAGCGCCACCATCCAGGCGGCGTTCACCACGCTGAGTCTGCCCACGATCCTCGAGGGCACGATGCAGCGGACGATGCTCGAGGCCTACGAGGCTGTGCCCGTCGTCGCCTTCGATGTCTGCCGTGTCGGGAGCGTGAAGGACTTCCGCGAGGTCACGCGCGTGCGCCTGCTCGGCGCCGGGCGTTGGGAGAAGGTCGCCCAGGATGGCGAGCTCAAGCATGGCCTGCTCAGCGAGCAGACCTTCAAGAACCAGGCCGAGACGCGGGGCATCATGCTCACGCTTACTCGGCAGGACCTCATCAACGACGACCTCGGTGCCTTCCTCGATCTGCCTCGGCAGATCGGCATGGACGGCGCCGCGACGATCGACGACGAGTTCTTCCGGCTGCTGCTCTCGAACCCCGGCAGCTTCTTCTCGGTCGGCAACGCGAACTTCCTCTCGGGCGCGGACACCGCGTTCGGCGTGGACTCGCTGTCGATCGCCCGCGCGAGCTTCTCGAAGATCAAGGTCGGCCCCGGCACCGACGCCAAGGACAAGAAGCCGATCAATCTGCGGCCCACGAGGCTGCTCGTCCCGGTCGAGATCGAGACGGATGCGCAGGTGCTCTTGGGCTCGGCGCAGATCCAGCTCGATGGCTCGAGCGCGAAGACGAAGCTGCCCGTCGACAACCCGCACCGCGGCAAGTACGCGCTCTCCGTCGCGCCGCATCTCTCGGACACGTACTACACGGGCAACAGCGCGAAGGCGTGGTACCTCTTCGCCGATCCGCGACTCGTGGCGGCGTTCGAGATCGTCTTCCTGAACGGGAAGCAGCAGCCGACGATCGAGCGCACGCCGACTCCGGCGAACACGCTCGGCGTCTCGTGGGCCGCATACATCGACTTCGGCGTCCGCGAGCAGGACTTCCGCGGCGCACTCAAGGTCAAGGGCGAGGTCTGACCGCCCGGAACCCCCCCCCGGAATGACCCCGGAGGACCGGGCGCGGTCCTCGTGATCGCGCTCGGTCTTTTCAAGACCGCACACCAGAGGACCAACTCTCATGGCACGCTTCATTCACGAAGGCAAGTCGATCGACTACACGCCCGCGGGCGACACGGCTGCGGGCACGGTCGTGGTCCAGGGCGAACTCGTCGGTGTCGCGGCGCGCGACATCAAGGCGAACAAGCTCGGCGCGCTCGCGGTCTCTGGCGTCATCGACTTCCCGAAGGCGACCGGCGCCCTGACCGGAATCTCCGCAGGGGCGCTCTGCTACTGGGACGCCGCGAACCAGCGCGCCGTTCTCAACGCTGCCTCCGGCGCCAACAAGCTGATCGGGAAGAGCGTGATCGCGGCGGGCGACACCGACGCGACGGTTCGCATCCGCATGTCGCAGTGATACGTCGGACGCGCGCCTCGGCACTTCACTCATGCCCGACCTCATCGCACAAGGAGCCGCGTGGCTCGCCGATCAACGCCGCGAGCATCTCTCGCGCGAGATCGAATACGCGACCGGCACCACTTCGACCACGGTGCAGGCCACGATCGGCCGCACCGAGTTCGAGGTCGTGGGCGAGGCCGGTGTGATGGAGCGCACCGAGTCACGCGACTTCATCGTTGCGGCGGCGGACCTGCTCGCAGCGCCCGCGCGTGGCGACCAGATCCGAGAGACGGTGGCGCCGGTCGTCTACCTCTTCGAGGTGATGGCACCGATCCAGAGCGCGCCGCCGTGGCGCTGGGCTGACGCGAGTCGCACGGCGTACCGCATCCACACCCGACTTGTCGGGACCGAAGCAACCCATGTGCCACCGGAACCAGGACCATGAACGAGTTCATCGCCGTTTTCCAGATGTTCGCGACGATCGCTGCTGCCGCAGCGGTCTTCATCCACCTCGGTCATCGCGATGAACAGTTGAACGCGCTCATTCGGAGCGTGAACGAGCTGCGGGAGTCGGTGGCCGACCTCGTGAAGGTGACGGTCGCGACGACCACCACGCTGCAGCACTCGCAGCGGAGCGCCGACGACGTCGCGCGCCGAATCGACCGCCTCGAACAGGCACGGCACTGCCGGGCGCCGGTGACGGAGGAGGTCTGAGCGATGGCGTCGCGCCTGATCAACCTGGCCAACGCCGTCGCCGCTGCGGTGAACGCGGCCACGCTCCCGATGGCGCTCACGGCCGCCATTGCGTGGATGCCGTTCACCGATCGCGCGGCATCTGCGGATCTGGCCTGCTGGGTCGTGCCGTCGACCGAAGCGCCCGGCTCGCTCTCCCGGGGGCAGTTGAGCTACGAGTGCGAGATCTTCGTCGCGCTCCAGAAGCCTGCGGCGGATGAGACGGAGATCGACGGGCTGGCCGCCACGCTCGAAGCGATCGGAGACGCGCTCGCGCATCGCCCGCTGTCATGGTCCGGGGGCACGGCGCACTTCGTCTCGATGCGAATCGATCCGGTGCTCGATCTCGACCACTGGAACCGGCTCAAGCAATACACGGGCGTGTTGCGCCTGACCTATCGCATCGTCGCTGTGGCAGGAGGCGGCTCGTGAGCGCGAATCCGATCGCATTCGAGCTCTCGGTCGGCACGACCTACGTGCGCCTCTCGAACACGCGCCTCATCGCGGACGTGACGCTCGTCAACAACACCGCGGGGCGCACGCTCTACGTCTCGACGGATGGCGGCGCCACGCGCGGCTCCATGCCGCCGAACGTGCCCATCCGGCTTGAGGGCGTCGACCTGAATTCGGTCTTCGTCGCGGCGAACTCGGCCGGCACCGTGCTCGGCGTCATCGGCAATTCATCGAGGGGGAACTAATCATGGCCATTCGGCTCGGACTCAACGCCAAGCTCTATCGGAACACGGGCACCTACGCGTCGCCCTCGTGGAACGAGATCGCGAACGTGAAGGACGTCACGCTCAACCTCGAGTCCGGCGAGGCGGATGTGACCACGCGCGCCAACAACGGCTGGCGCGCCACGGCGCAGACGCTCAAGGACGCCTCGATCGAGTTCGAGATGGTCTGGGACACCGAGGACGCCGCCTTCGAGGCGATCAAGGATGCGTACCTCGACAACACCACGATCGAGATCCTCGCGCTCGACGGTCCCGTGAGCGGCGCCGGTTCGAGCGGCAATCAGGGTTTGCGCGCGACCTGCAGCGTGACCGCCTTCTCGCGCTCGGAGCCTCTCGAAGAGGCGCTCTCCGTCAGCGTCACGCTCAAGCCCGCGTACGCCGTGAACGCACCCGAGTGGCACGAGGTTCCGTAATGCACACATTCACCGACAACGCCGGACGCACCTGGTCGATTGCGCTCACGGTCGCCGCCGTCAAGCGCGTGCGCGACCTCGCCAAGGTCGACCTGCTCGATCTCGCGGACGGCCGCATCTTCGAGAAGCTCGTGGCCGACCCGGTCACCCTCTGCGATGTGCTCTTCGCCGTCTGCAAGCCGCAGGCGGATGAAGTCCAGGTGAGCGACACCGAGTTCGGCGAGGCGATGGCCGGTGACGCGATCGAGCACGCCTCGAAAGCGCTCATCGAGGAGCTCATCCAGTTTTTCCCGAATGCCCGCGAGCGGGCGGCGCTCTCGCGGGTGATCCGAACGATGGATGCCGCGATGGAGAAGGCGCGAACGCTCGTCGAGCAGCGGCTCGACGACGGCGAGGTCGAGCGCGCGATGAGCGCCGCGATCTCTGGGCCGTTGTCTATCGACTTGCCGGGATCGTCGGCGTCGACCCCCGGAATCTGACCCTGCGTGAGCTGGACTGGATGGCCGACGCGCGGCTGGATGAACGATGGTCGCACACCGCATCACTCATGGCCCTCATCGCCAACGTTCATCGCCCCCGGAATGGGAGGCGGTTCACGCCCGACGACTTCAACCCCCGTCCCCGAAATGGCGCACGCAGCGCGGGTCGACGGCGAGCCGCAGTGATTCCGGGAGTCGGGATCACCGCACTGAGAGATGTCTTTATCGGTCAGGGCCGCGCCGCAAGGGGCGGTCCTCGGGAGGCACATATATGAGGTATCGAAACTCGGTTCTGGCGTTCCTGTTCTGCATCGTGGCCCTCGCGGGGGTGACCGGCTGCGACGCCTTCCGGGATGTGGTCGCGGGCGCCGTCGGCGCGCCCACGAGCAAGGACGTGAAGGCGACCGCGCAGCAGATCGCGACCGCGGACGAAGAGATCGAGAAGCTCAAGGAGCAGCGCGTTGTCGCGGAGCGCGAGCAGGCGAAGCTGAAGGCCTCCGAGGATCGCATCTCGCAGCGGCGCGCCGTGCTCGAACGCATGCAGAGTGAGCTCGCGGCCAAGCTGGCGACCGCTCCACCCGAGGCACGAACGATCCTGCTGGCGTCGATCCGAGAGATCGATGGCCAGCTCGAAGGACTCACGAACGAGGCCGCGTCCGTGGCCCGACTCCTGGCCGACTACGAGGAACAGCTCGTCAAGGTCGAGATCGCCGCCAGCAAGGCGAAGCGCGATCTCGCGCAGGCCGAGGCGACGCTCGAATCGTTCGACGAAGCGACGGCGGCGGCCATCAAGCGCACGACTGCGGCGGTCAAGGGGATCGGCGAGCAGGTCGGCAACCTCGGCGTCCCAGGTGCCGGCATGATCGCGAGCCAGGTGTCGAGCGTGCTCGAGACCGGCCTCGCCGCCGTGCTCGGTGGCGGCTCGATCGGCACGCTTGTCGCCCTACGTGGTCGCAAGAGGGCGCGCGAACTCGAAGAGGAGCGGGATGAGGTCACCGAGCAGCGCGACGGCGCGCGCCGCGTGATCGCCGTGACCGAGCGCTTCGGACTCGAGAGGATCGCGAACGACGAGACCATCCGCAAGCAGGCTCGCGCCGTGCTCGCTGGCGACGAGGTCGCCAGGACGGAGTTCGCTCTCGCGAAGGCTGCCGCCTGATTCCGGGGGGTGCCGTGTTCACGATGGCCATCGGCAAGAGCAAGGACTTCTTCTTCGACCGCGAGCGCGTGACCCGCGCCATGGACGCGGCGACCCGCAAGGCGCTCTCGAAGGGTGGTGCGTTCGTGATGCGTGGGGCCCGAAAGTCGATCAAGGAAGGCAAGGTGCGCGCCCGGGGCCGGGCACGGGAGGGCGAGACGCGCAGCGTGACCCAGCGAGTGTCCTCTCCCGGCAGCCCACCGTACTCGCGCACCGGCCTACTACGTGACCGCATCTTCTTCGCCGCCCCTCCAGGTGGTGGGGCGCCGACGGTGGTCATCGGTCCCGAGCGCATCGCCAAGAGCACTGGCGCTCCCGAGACGCTCGAGTTCGGAGGCGCGACGGTGATCGAGAGGAAGCGCAAGAGCGGTGGAGTCGATCGCCGCAAGGTGAGGATCGCCGCGCGGCCCTACATGGCGCCGGCGCTCGCGCGCGAGGCGTCGAAGTTGCCGGAGCAGTTCAGGAACGCAGTCGTCCGCAGGAGTTGAACCGTGGCCAAGGGCTCGGCATCAGGCATCAAGGCCGGTCGCGCCTACGTCGAGCT